TCTCAGGATAAAGAACAGGAAGTGAGAACTCCGACTCTACAAGATACAGTTGGAAGAACTCCACCGCCTGATCCAAAGGCTGAGGACTGGGCTTCAAAAAACGAATGGTTTGGCAAAGACAACGCCATGACCTACACGGCTTTTGATTACCATAAGAAACTAACCGAGCAAGAAGGGTATGACCCTAACTCACCAGAATATTATGCTGAGATAGACAAGCGAATGAGACTTGACTTCCCACATAAATTTGATAATACTAAGTCTCAGGAATCGACTAACCGAACACAAATAGTAGCTTCAGCGAAGCGAAGTGTTCATCCCGGTCGCAAAACTGTGAGACTCACATCGTCTCAAGTAGCAATCGCTAAAAAACTAGGTGTGCCACTTGAAGAATATGCGAAACAATTAAAAATCACGAAGGAGGCATAAGCATATGCAAAACGACAAAGTAAAAACTTCCCGTGCGAGCCAAACTAGAGAAAAAACTACTAAAAAAGCTGTTTGGACTCCACCATCATCTTTAGATGCACCCCCTGCACCTGCAGGATTTCATCATAGATGGATAAGAGCCGAGACTATGGGCTTTGATGATACAAAGAACATGGCCGGTCGATTGAGATCAGGATACGAGCTTGTAAGAGCTGATGCATATCCAGGATCCGACTATCCAGTGATGAATGAAGGTAAATACAAGGGGATCATCGGAGTTGGTGGCCTGTTGCTGGCAAGGATACCAGAAGAGATCGTCAAAGCGCGCGATGATTACTTTAAAAAAGTAACTCAAGACAAAGACGAAGCGATTGAAAGCGATCTTTTGAAGGATCAGCACCCAAGTATGCCGATCAATGCTGAGAGGCAGACTCGTGTAACCTTCGGTGGGACTAAGAAAGACTAATTTATTAGCGATTCCTAACCCAACGAAATTTTATTAACCGTTTACAGAGCAATCTGTAAACTTACGGAGAAAAAACATGGCTAACCAAGACGCTGCCTTTGGTCTAAGACCAATTGGCAAAGTCGGAAGTAACAGAGACGCCCAAGGTCTATCAGAATACGAAATCGCAGCTTGCGCTTCTGCAATCTACCAAAATGATGTTGTAAAAGCATCAGGAGCTGGTATTGCAATAGCAGCAGTTACAGATAACGGAAAACTGTTAGGTTCTATTCAAGGTGTTTTCTTTACTGACGCGACGACGTCGAAACCTACTTTTGCAAACAACTTAAAGGGAAGTAATGCTGCAACAGATATTAAAGGTTTTATACATGATGATCCATTTCAGTTATATGAAGTACAATCCGATGCTGCTGGAGCAACTGCTCAAGCTGATATCGGAGCGAATGCTGACTTTGCCGTTGCGGCAGGTGCAGCACCTCACTACATATCTAAAACTGAACTAACGGATACTCAGTCGACGACTACAGCGAATCTTCGTATTATGAATGTTTCTGATGACCCAGACAATAGCGACTTAACAGCTGCTAATTGTAATTTTAAAGTGATCATCATCGAACACTTCTTAACAACTACAACTGGAGTATAATTAATGGCTATATCAAGAGGACAACTAGTAAAAGAACTAGAACCTGGCCTAAATGCTTTATTTGGGTTGGAATACAAGAACTACGCTAACGAGCACACGCAAATATTTGATCAAGAAAATTCAGACAGAGCTTTTGAAGAAGAAGTTATGTTATCTGGATTCGCAAATGCTCAAGTAAAAGCAGAAGGACAAGGGGTTGTTTTTGACAGCGCTAATGAAACCTTCACTGCTCGTTATACGCATGAAACAATTGCTTTAGCGTTCGCAATCACTGAAGAAGCGGTTGAGGACAATTTGTATGACAGAATCGCATCTCGTTATACAAAAGCATTAGCTAGATCTATGGCTAACGCTAAACAAGTTAAAGCAGCAAACGTGTTAAACAGAGCGTTTAACAGTTCATATACTGGCGGTGACAGTAAGGAACTTTGTGCAACGGACCACGCTATTGTAGCTGGTACAGAGCAGAATGAACTTACTACTGCGGCAGACTTAAACGAAACTTCATTAGAGCAAGCACTGATTGACATTGCTGCGCTTACTGATGAACGTGGTTTAAAAATTGCAGCTCAAGGGAAAAAAATGATTGTTCCTTCTGCGCTTCAATTTACTGTTGAGAGATTGATGAAATCTCCAGGTAGAGTTGGAACAGCTGATAATGATATCAATGCAGTTGTATCTATGGGAATGGTTCCACAAGGTTATGTGGTTAATCATTACTTAACTGATACAGATGCTTGGTTCATTAAAACAGATGTACCAAATGGACTAAAACACTTTGTTAGAGCACCAATTAAAACCGCTATGGAAGGCGATTTTGATACTGGTAACGTTAGATACAAAGCTCGAGAAAGATACAGCTTCGGCTGGTCTGACTGGAGAGGTATCTTCGGATCACCAGGTGCGTAATAAATAACTAATTAATGAGGCGGCCTCAAAACCGCCTCATTTCGACCATAAAGTAAGAAATTACCTATGAAAAACTTCAGAATTCAAATCCGATATTGTGGCTACAGCGCTGACTTTAAAGTTACGTGTGAAGACACCCCTCAAGGTATCGAGAATTCTATCCTTGACAAGCTGGGAAAAAATGAGGTAAAGTTCGAGAAAAATGGATTTACTGCAAAAAACGGTAAATGGATAACCTATGAGGAGGTTACAAATGACCGAAGACCTATACAATACGAAACGGTTCTTGGAGTTAGAATGGGAACAAGAGCATCTGAAGGAAGGGAAGCATAATATCCGTATGATTGAAATTAATAAGAAAATACAAGATATTATAAAACAAATTGTTGCCCAAGAGTTTGAAGAAGCAACTCTTCAAACCAAAATAAACGAGGCCAAGGCCGAAGTTTCGATAGCCACTTAAGCGCTATCAAAAATCATACATTTCTACAGGGATACCTTGCACTTTTTTTAAAAAAGAGCTATAAAAAATTACTATACATTAAATTAAGAACGTAGACGCGTATAGAGACGGCCTAGAGACTACGTTCGCATAATCTAGGAGGATTATAATTATGGCAAATACAACATTCGCAGGAACAGTAAGAGCAGAATCTGGTCTTAAGGTTTCTGTAAAAACAGCGGCAACTGGTGCATATACTGATTATTTTACAGTTAGTTCAGCAGGTGCTGTAAGTGCATCAAGCACATTAGCTGTTACAGGTGTATCAACTTTAACTGGTGCATTAAAAGCTAACGCTTCACAAAACTGGTTAGGAATTAAAAAATTCCAATCTTTTGCAGGAACTTTAGCTTCAACAGATGCAGCAACTACAGCTTATGGTGATGGTGATGTTCTTGTTGAATTAGGAACTTTAGACACAACAGTCCCTTCAGGACATGTTGCAGCAACTAAGTTCTTTATAGACAGAGCACTAATTGGCATTACGACAGCAGCAGGTCAAACACTTGTTGGTGGGTTATCATTAAGCGCTACATCAGGTACAAACACTAATGCAGCAGTTTCATCAGGAACAGAAATTGTTGGTGCAGGAGTTACTTCGTTCAACGAACAACTTAGTGCAACACAATCTGTAACTGAAATTGATGTTAACTTAAATAATTCAGCAGGTAATTATCACATTTTCGTACCCAATGTGACAGCCGCTATTGCAAGTAAATATTTATATGCATTTAGCACAACAGCAGTTAATGCTGATATTACAGCTGGTAGATTTACGGTACTATTAGAATACGCAGTATTTTAATATTAAATAAACTTTATGATGGGGCTTCGGCCCCATCTAGTATTCTTGATTAAGGAGGGAATATGGCAGATACAGTAACAGGACCAGAAGTTCTACAAGAAAACGACAAACGAGTCGTAATAAAAATAGTTGTAGAATCAGACGGTAACGGAAGCACAACAGTATTTTTTGACTCTTCAGCACGTACAGTAGCAGGTGTTGCACAACTCGGAGCTTTGCAAAGAATTTGGTTTGCATGTGATTCTGGGGATGGCGGCGACTCACACGCTCGTTTAGATTTTGAAGATTCAGATGGAGATAGACCTTTGCTTGGTTTAGTCGGAACAGGTTATTGGGACTTTAGAGAATTTGGTGGATTACCACCAAGCACAGATGCTAACACAAACGGTGATATTAATGTTGTGATACCGAGTCAAGCGGATGACGGTAACATGTACACAGTTGTAGCAGAGTTTATTAAAACACCGGCATAAGGGGGTAGCATATGGCTAATACTACTTCCGGAACAGTAACGTTCGACAAGACATTTGCTGTAGACGAAATAATTGAAGAAGCCTACGAGCGAATTGGCTTACAATCTGTTTCGGGATATCAATTAAAAACAGCAAGACGTTCTTTAAATGTAATGTTTCAAGAATGGGGCAATAGAGGTTTGCACTACTGGGAAGTAGGCGATACCAATATTGACTTAATCGAAGGTCAAGCGGAATACACTTTTTACAGAGCTACGGGAGATGGAACTTCTTCTGTGACTGTTGGTGGAACAACAGGAACTTCAACGTACGGTGTTGCTGATGTTTTAGAAGCTACACTTAGAACTGATAGAACTGCCACAGGTCAAGCTGATTCTACGCTTACAAAAACAGATCGATCAACTTATTCTGGATTAGCTAATAAATTATCTAAAGGAACTCCTTCTAGATATTTTGTTCAAAGACTTATTGATAAAACTACTATAACTGTTTATCCAACGGCAGATTCTTCTAATGCATCAAAAGATATGCATATTTATTTTGTCAAAAGAATTCAAGATGCTGATTCGACTTATACGGATGCAACAGATGTACCTTATCGTTTTGTGCCTTGTATGGCGTCAGGATTGTCTTTTTATCTAGCACAAAAATACGCACCTCAAAGAGTACAAGAATTAAAATTATTATACGAAGACGAATTAAAAAGAGCTTTGGCAGAAGACGGATCTTCTACAAGCACTTATATAACTCCGGAGTCTTATTACCCGAGTGGATAATTATGGCATTTGCAAGAGGAAAATACGCTAAAGCGATCTCAGATAGAAGTGGAATGGAATTTCCCTATAATGAAATGATTAGAGAATGGAATGGTTCTTTTGTTCATAAATCTGAATATGAACCAAGACATCCTCAGGATGAGAAAAAACACTATAGTACAGAAGGACATGGTTTAAGACATGCACGACCGGGAAGAACTGAAGAGACCGTTGTTGGAATACTGGGACCGAATCCTTTTGAAACGATTTCAGCTGGGTCCGGTATTATAAATGTTTTTGAAAAAAGTCATGGAAGATCAACAAGTGATACTGTTAGATTTAGAGGTCCAGTATGGACAAGTTCAGATTCAGACGCTTATCAAAATCCTTTAACGTTTGATGGTATCAGTGGATCTAATATTGCAAAAGCCGCTGGCTACTCGATTACCGTTGGTACACGAGATTCAAGTGGCGATATTACAAATACCAATGATTATTATCACTTTACTGTAGATACGAGTACTGCTACAGCTGGAGGATTATCAGGAGGAGGCAATAATTGTTCGGCTGGTCCGGCATCATTGAGCGCATAACATGGCAGGATTTACATACTCAACACTTACAACAGCAATTCAAAATTACACAGAAGTAGGAACTTCAGTACTTTCAAGTACAATTACTGATCAATTCATCGATAACTCCGAGCTTAGAATACAAAGAGAAATTCCTATTGATGCTGATCGAAAGGAAATGATTGGCAATTTAACAGCTTCAAAAGACAATGTTTATGCTCCTGCTGGAACCTTATTTGTTAGAGGTCTTCAAGTTTATACTTCAACGACCGTTGCAACCGGGGCGAATAGCTTTCTTCTTAAGAAAGATATTAGTTATCTTAGGGAATATGATGCGGAGGAAACAACGACAGGTACACCCAAAT